TCGTATATAACGCCAGTGAACCATACAACATCACCCTTACGGGTGTGGGTATATTATACAATTATAACACACTCACGACACAATGGAGTGAGGTATACAGGTACCAAGGTAGTGATGGTATATATTCAGGTGTAGATGACACGAATACTATACTTACAATCAAAAAGGCACCCAACGAAACCGACTACATCAAACTTCAACAGATTACACGATCAGTGGAAAATTATGACGACATCGTTATTAAAGGTGTAGAAGATATAGTAGATACTGGATCTAATGTATATGGTGCGGGCTATCAGGCATTGGGACTCGATACACGAGAAGTGGAACTTTTAAATGAAGATACGAGATATAGAACGAACATTACAAATTTCATAGCTGGACCGATTTCCGATATTTACATTTCTGATAACGGACTCACTAAAGCGACTGTGATACGAACGTTCGCTCGCATTTATTCGCGAATATCACCCGTATTCTCATTCAACGAATATAGAGAATCAACGACCAATAATTTCTTCTCTATTGGGAGTGGTATTATAGACAAGATTGTTATTTCTACCCCAGGTAGATTTGTGTCTATTATTGATAGGGTCAATAGCAAGATATTTATATATGAATTGTATGGTTTGTACAAATACAGAAACATATTTTATATTGACGACACAACTCCGAACATTAACAGCTTTATAGTGGGTAAGGATATTCAGATATCCAACGATGAAACAACCATGACTGTTTATGATGACACGATTCGGATATATTCGATTACGGGTCTATTTATCAGAACCATAGAAGAAAACACCTTCCCATTTCCCATATATGCAGTATCACACGATTTGAACCGATTTATAAAATACGACGCAACAAGCGAAATAATCCGTATATTTACGGTTACCGAAAATGGTACCATTTCGAGTTTACCAATTTCAACATTGACGAATGTATTGGACTTCGCTCTATCTAAAGACGGTACAATAGCCGTATTCGTTACGTCGACATTTACCTATATATACGAATACGATGGGAGTGGTTGGAATAACAAGTCGTCATTATTTGTCGGATTGGACACATTCAAAAAATTCAACATGACTGATGATGGTAATACTTTATCATATGTATCAAGTGAATCTACACCCGATCGTACAATCATCCGTATATACACATACGAAGATTTGACGTGGAAACGTATACTCCAGGAAAACGATACGAGTACCAGTCAGACAGGTGGCATTGGTCACGTATCACCTAATGGGCACTATTTAATATCATTGTTTAATTATAACCAATCATTTCCAAATAGGTCGACACGTACCAAACAGATCATAAAACAGACCGAAACCATCATCGTCAACGTCGACCAGGAGTTTTCTAGACTGTTCCCTAACCAGATTAAAAGTTGTAAAGTCTGCCTAGAGATGGTGTTTCTTGACGAGTACGAACGGACCTTCATAAAAAAACATAAAAAGGATTACGTGATCACACAATTACAGCAGGGTACCTACACTATACCAAAGTCGATAGAGTCTCACAAGATCAGAACACAATTCGTGAATCCAGTCAAGGAATTGTATTTTGTGATCAGACGGGTCAACAATAAGGGATATGAGGACTTCGTGTCACCCTTTGACTACGACAACGACAAGATCACGAGTGAGAACAAACTCATCTTCTACGAAAATCTGAAAAGTTTGGAGTTGTCGCTCAACGATACACCAATTCTTGATAAGGATACAGGTAACTTTGTATTTCTCAAGTCTATTCAGCCCGCAATCCATCATTCCAAAACACCACTCATACGAAGATTCTACAGTTACAGTTTCGCATGTGAACCTGAGCAGGCACAACCGACGGGACAGGTGAACTTTAGCCTCATCAATAATCAATTGATCACGGCCAATGTCACCGAAAATACAACCTATGACCGAACACTTCACGTCTACGCCTTAAGTTATAACATACTTAGATTGGATAAAGGTATGATGCGAATGATATTTAATACGTAATGGAACAACAATACATTACGTCAATGATTGATATAATGACACCCGTCATCGAACGAAGTATGCTCATCGCATGTGAATACTGTAAAGCAACAGGTCGTGACACCGTCACGGCAGAAGATGTTGAATATGCCACAAAGTATTGTGCTATGAATACTGTGGGTGATCACATCGGTTCATTTTTTCCAGAGATATACGACAACCAGGAGGAGGATGACGATGACTCTTTGGAAGAAGTGAATGACGATGAGTGTCCACCGTTTATCAGGTACTCAGGAGATGATTCTAGATTTATTAAAGTTAACGAAGCCTATGATCACTGGGATGAATGGACCCCTCAAAGCCCGGCAGAAGAGATGTTAAAAAATGCTGTTAATAGTAATGGACCCAGAGGGATGGACGAGCAATGAATTTAAAATCATCGATGAAGATTCAAGTTCCGATTCAGACTCAGACTGTGATACAGAAGAAAATTTCCAGGTGACGAGGGGGTATTCCATACAAAAATATCAAAAAATCCTAACAGAAGTTGAACTGTTACCAGAATAATTTTCTATGCCTACAATAAATGTCCGGCCCCGCCATCGAAACTGTCCAGGTACTCACCAAGGAACTCCAGACCCAGTCCCTCAACTCTGTCGTCGCGGGTTTCTCCTTCGCGGCTGCCATCTCGTGGCTTGACCTTGTCCGCTGGGCGATCAACCAGATCGTCCGCGTCCAGAAGAACGGTGGTCTCCACTACGGTCTCACCGCCCTCTTCACGACCCTCCTGTCGGTCGTCGTGTACCTCGTGATCTCCCGCTTCTCCCCCACCGTGAAGAAGCCCGTCGCCCCCGTGTACGCCATCACCCGCTAAGTTCTCTTACGAGTGATGAACAGGATGAATATACCCAAGAATGCGATGATAGAAATCAGTATGTACTGCTGATTCCATCTATACGGATCCTCTATTTCGGGGATGCTTATAGGCGGTGGTAAAACCCCAACATCTGAAGCTGTATGCTTCGAGATGGCTTTAAATTTTCCAGTGTTACACTCGATTCTAAATTTCAGTACATGTTCCTGATTTCTAAAATCGTAGGGGATGAGACGTCCCTGACTCATCGTGAAGAAGGTGATGTGTAATTGTTTCAAATTCTTTTGTGGTCCCGAGAAGAATGTGTGTTCGATGGGATCATCGATGCTATGTTTGATGAAGGGGCCATCTAATAGAAGTTGTCCAGTGAAGAACGGTTCTCGAATGTAGACATCTTTATTGAAGGTCTCGGATCCAGTTCCCAAACGTAACATCATGGCATTCGGACCTTCTAGATTGATGCTACCACCCGTAAAACTTTCGTTTTGTGCGATCGTTATATTCTGAGGTGGTAACCCAAACACTTGGTGGGGTGTTGTAAAATTAGATGTGATAAGGTTGGAAACATCGTCCAACGTACCCAGTCCGTACCGAGCATTCACACCGTCACCAAACTTTAGAACTGCTGGGTAATTGCCATCATTCAACCACGACAACGCATTCGTGTTGGAGTCATAGGTGACAATGAAACCACTGACGTGGTCGGTGATGTTCGAGGCGAGGTCGTCCCCGTTCGCGAAGGAGCGGTTCGGTAAACTGATGGCGGCCGTCTCAATATTTTGAATCGTGAAAGTAATGGCGGGTATGATACCGATTACGTCTGTAGTGCCATCATGATACGACGACGGCGAGATCAAAATGTCACTGTCACTGAGCCCGATTTCACCCACGGTCGTTCCGGATAATCTCAACGTGATATCAAAAATGCTGTCATTGAATACTCGTAACTTGTCGTCGACGTACGTTGTACGCAAACCAGACGATGAGGAGAATGACGATGCGAGTGATTCTCCCATCTTAAAGACACCACCCGGAAATGAGACTGATTTAGTATCATTGGAAATGGTATACGATATAGTCATGGAAGGTACAGGGTTCAGGTTTAAAATTTCACCCTCATACGTTTCTCCAGGAAGAACCAATGGTGTACCCGAAACCCCAAACGCGTCACTTAGAAGTGTGATTTGATAATTCGACCCCGAAGTATTTTTAAAAAACAAACGACCACTGGTAAACGTCACCTGTAAACTCCCCCCGAAAGCGATGTTTAGGTCGGACGCTAACGTGGTACCACTGCTATAATATCCACCATTGAAACTCAGAGAAGGTACCTCGGGTATCGTATTTGTAAATTGTTGACCAGTCAGTGTACCCCCTGGAGCAATCGTCGTAGGTCCAGTCGGAAGACCGATACTGTTCGTTGTGAATGTAATCGCGTACGTGTACACACTGGTATTCGTTATCTGAAGGGTGTCATCGATGTATTCAACATCCAAGTCACCACCTAGACGATAGGATAACATATCAGCAAATTGTGACCGATTCGTTGAGTTTGTCGCTTGGGTAGTCACTTGACGCGTGATATCCACATACTCTAAGTCAAAATTCACACTCGATATAGTTCCCAAAATCACACTCTCCGCGGTGTACGTACCACCCGGAATAATTTCTATGGACTGTGTCGGTATACCAATTTGTGGAGATTCTGTTCCCGTAAAATCGAGATACTTGGTGACACTCGAACTCGTGTTGGTTATTACAAACGATTGACCATTGAATTGTCCTTGTAGATCATTCGTCGTGAAATCGGTATTCACATCGGTGATGGTCGACCCTTGGGCTATCTGCACATCCTCCGCACTTCCCTGGAACGTATTCACACTAAACGTGTTGTTGTGTCCATGAATCAATGTCTGACTATTGGGTATACGAGCGGATAACAACGTAATCTTTTGGATGTCATAGATTTCATTCTTCAAGTCGATGACATAGTCATGTGGGTCTGGGTATTTCGAATAGTCGCGTTCGCTACTATCGATTTCTAAGGTGTGGACCTCCATTAAAATTTAGGTATATAATTTTAATGAGTGTTTCTATTTAATTAATGGACTTGCTGAAGGGGTTGTTCGCAAGTTGGTTTTTCGCTAAATCTAAACGGTTACCCATGACATGGGGATTGGGAGCACCCTTATAGGGGTTAAGCTCAGTATACTTATTGACCTGGTAGTTCTGTGTCCACCCACCGTTCGCGGCACCTGTGCGTCCATCGATCCGAGTCTTATCGTGACGAATCGTCGTCAAGGCACCGTGCTGGTTGACAGGCTTCTCACGGACGTTCATGCGGCCTGGGTTACCCATACGGTTAGGCTTAGCACGACGTTCGTCGGGTCGAATACCGAAGGCGAATTGCTGGTCAACGCTGTAGCCAGCCTGACCGTTGGTTCCTTCAAAACCCATGCGAGCCGCCGGCGAAACCGTGTAGCCACCATAGAAGTTTGTGATACCCGGCGAAGGGTTGTTCACGTGCATAAACTGAGCATCGTGGATGTCCTCCTTGTTACGAGTGGGGTTCTGGGGCAGTGTCTGCCCCGGAATGAAACGACGACCCGGTGTCTTGTCGAGACCATCCGCCCGGTGACCAGTCTGAGAACGATTGGTCGTTCGCATCGCCTTCTGATGCGAAGCCCGAGGGACAACACCACTCATACCCTGGGCACGACCGAGGGTCGGGGGGCGACGCTCGGGAAGGTACGCAGTCTTCTCTGGGTGATTGTAGCTCACCACACCAATCTCTGCACGGCGACCACCCTTCGTGTCGACGGCGGGACCGGAACGACCGGGTAACGTGGTAAGACGATACGCACCTGTGTTAATAGGATTCACTCGGAAAACCTGTTGGTAGCCACCAGCCGACTCGACGTCGGCACCGACACCGAGACCTGGGCCGACCAACTTCTTTTCGACTGGGGAAAGATTGTTCATCCGACCCTGATCATAGAGACGACCACGCATGTCGAGAAGTTCTTGACCACCGGTCCTATTTTGTGGAGCGATAACCGAGAAGGAATCGACTTCGGATTTACGATCAGTGAATGGATCAGAGAATTCGATTTCTTCATATTCGGTATCATATAATTCTGGCTCCTTCTCCACAACCTTTTTGGGTTGCTCTGGAACTTCACTCAGTTTACGACCGGCATAAATGAGA